CCTCATAAGAAAAGAACAAACTTTCAATAACGCTAATATCCAAAAGTTGAGACCAATAAACTGTACGTCTTTCAGGGTCATGGTCAGAAAGAAACTTAAAACAAAAGGAATCTATAAGATCAAAGAGTTCGGGATGTGGATAAGCTTGAATCCTAAAAGCAAGGGAACGTTCTATAGTGGTTTCCCACTGACCGTCACCCTCAAGGATCCAACCACAAAAAATTGACCAAAAAGGCCGAACTCCTATATGATAGATTGAACCAAGATAATTTTGAGGAACAATGTGATGTCCCAAGAAAGGGATGTCTGCAAAGCTACAAGGAGCAGCTTCAAAAATGATGCCCAATTCAGCGGCATGTTTAATAAGGGCTTTCTCATTCCAGACCAGAGAAACTTTTTTCATCCAACAAAGGACATTATCGTCTCCATATAAGCTACAATGAGAATACTCAATCATTTCATCGTAAGACATGTGAGTAGCACGTATCCAACAAAAACTTCTGACAAGGAAGTGAATGAGTGTATTGTCATCTGCTGTCAATGGAAACCCACTAGGAATTCCTCCATTGGTGCGATAAACATGACCGTCAGGAAAAATAAGATGAGTGAAAATGGCTTCGCGATACAGGTTAATCACGCGATTCCAGTTAGACATAGTTCGCTCAGAAGGAGCAAACATCATCCAACGGAACCACACAACTCTAGACATCAGCTCAGCAAGAATCGAGCCATCCCAATTTGAGGCATCCGTTGACGATACCTCATCAAATTCAAACCACCGTCTAAACAAGTTGTCAAAATCAAGCCGCAATTGTTTAACGCCAATACAGCTTTCAGTCTTAAATAAGGAATCCTGCATCTTATTACGCTGATCAGTAAAAAGTCTGTTACCAAGATAACTAGACTCAATAGGACCAGCGGCAAAGACTCGGGTTTTATTCGCTTCAACTTTAATAGTAGGACGTAGTTCGTCTTTGAGAGACGCTTTATAATACTGAGCAGGTCCAAGAACCTTTCCAGAATCTTCCCAGAACCGCTGAAGAAAAAGAACACCTTCAGGTTTATCTAAGAAGTCACCCTTCTTTTGAGCAACACGAGACATCGGGAAGCCAGTAGCAGAATCCATACGCATAGAAGCCACTGCTTCCTCAGCACCAAGTGTATAAGAGTTACGCATGAAAGGAGCGAAATGTTTGTACATGAATGATTCAGCCTTGTCAAGATCAGCTAAAACGTCTTTGGACAACTCTTTCCGGATGGGAAAGTATTTACTAAGACCTTGAAGCCAAGCTTTGTCATTGAAAACGGCATGAGAAAAAGGCAATTTCTTCTTACCATCCAAAATATCATCCATTTCGAGAGCCTTCCATGCTTCGCGCTTATCACGTTTCAAAAATGCGATTATATGAGGATCTATATAATCTTTGTTCTTATAGGACGGAAAACACTTGAATCGCCTAAGAGGAAGCGATCCATCTGGCATCTCAAACCTGGGCTTTGAGACGGGCACAATGAGTTCTTGGTCGATCAGATACTCTTCTACTTCTCCATGAGTGGGCTCGACCATCCCACCCAGGAGGCAAATTAGTTTCCCCGGTTGGGGCCAGCAAGGAAGGCTATATCGGAAGCATCAAAAAGCTGAGCAACCGTTATAGTCTTGGAACCAGCGATATGAAGACCAACAGCCTTTTGCGTGTCGGCAGTCATATAAGGACAGGCACAAGAGCCTTCAGTAGTGGAGGCACTTCCTTCCCCGTAGAGACCAAGGGTCGTTGAAGTAAGAACCCATTTTGGAGAACCATTGGAATCTTGAATATAACACGGAAGATAATGCAACTTGCCAGAAACAGTGAGCAAATCACAAGGAAGAGCAGGAATTCCAGCACAAAAATTAGCTTTAGGTGCATAAAATTCAAATTGTTTATTCTTCC